CAAATATACACACCTTACATTGGTTGCTTTGCAAGTAATCCAGATGTTAAATTAGTATTAGAGCAAACTCTACATTTAACAGATCCAAGAATCATGGCATCTGATAATATTTTTTATTGTGAGCCATACAAATCTAATTTTCAATTTGGTAAACAACACATAATTGAAAGCTACTGTGAACATCATGGTGTTGAATATACACCCTCTATGGTCCCTAAAATTTATACGACACATCATAAAGATAGTGTGAAAGAATGGCTAACTAAGAATGAGATTGGTAAATACATAATGATACAATTCTCTGGAGGCCAACCTCAGATGGGTTTTAATGCTAATAACCAATACACAAATATTAATCCAAATAGAAACTATCAACCTTACCTTGCTCAACAAGTAGTTGATATGTTGAGAGAAGAGTATAAAGATACTACTATTATTAACTGTGTTTTACCTAACGAGCCACATTATATGGGTACTATTAGATGTGATTTACATTGGACACAGCTACATGAAATGCTAAAAGATGCGGAAGGGTTTGTAGCTATTGATAGTTGTCTACAACACTTCTCACCCTCAGCAAATAAACAAGGTGTTGTTGTTTGGGGTAGCACTCGTTGGACACAATTTGGCTATTCACATAATAAAAACCTACAATTTCATATGGGAAATAAGTGGGATGAAAGTAGATATAATGATAGCGATCCTAGAAACAACATGGTAGAACCAAAAATAATTCTTGATTCTTACAAGAAACTTGATAAAACTAAACCCGTTGCATGTGCAACTAAATAGGAGATAAATATGAGTGAAGAAGTAAAAACAGCAGAAGATATAGCACAAGACTTTACAGCTATGGGACACAGTGTTGAATTAATTAATGGCATCATTGATGAATCTAAAATGGCTGATGAATCAGCTGAAGAGAGACAAGCTTGTGTTGACAGAAATGTTGAACATTTAGAGATTATGGTTGCTAAAGATTTTTGGACTACTGAAAGTATGACTGCAGTTAATGCAGCTATTACTGCAGGCAAAGCCCACACAGCAAGTTAGTATATCTGAATATTATTTACTTTTTAGTAAATAATTAAAGCTTTATAAAATTTCATAAACCTCTATATTTATGTTATAATAGATATAGGGGTTTTTATTTATACAAAATAATTGTAGGTTTTTATGGCATTTGGAATTACTGCATTTTCTCAGGCAGCAATTGCCTCTTTAGGAGGAGGTATAGCTAATGCCAATGGTCAAAATATTAACACTAATGTTGGTAATGTTACAGTAGATTTAAATACTACTGTCAATGTTACTGGTCAACCTATAACAGCTGCTCAAGGTAATGTAAGTATCTTTGCAGGAGTTATAGTTATTCCAACAGGAATAGGTTTATCAACTAATTCAAATTCTGTTTCAATTACTGGAACTGCTAATGTTGCAGTCACCGGTCAACCTATAACATCGACTCTTGGAACCGCAGTTCTAGACGCAAATACATTTGCTACAGTTTCTGGTGAAGCAATGACTGCAGCAGAGGGAACAGTAGATCCTTCTCCGGATGCATCAGTTACAGGTATAGGTATAACTGCAGCTTTATCTATTGGAACTGTTGTTATTGGAACCGGTAGCGTAGAACTTACAGGTGAAGAATTAACTATTTCAAACACAATTTCTGTTCGAGACACTTTAAAAGCATTTTCTGAATTACCTTTTGCTGCACAAAACTCTAGAGTTATTCAAACAGGTAACGTTACTGTTTCAGGTGATGCTAATACAAGTGTAACAGGTATTGATCTAACTATGCAGGAAAATTCTGTAATAGTTAATGCAAATGCTAATACAAGTGTAACAGGTATTGATCTAACTATGCAGGAAAATTCTGTAGTAGTTGGTGCAAATGCTAATGCTTTCCCTAACGGAATAGGTTTTACAGCAAATCTTGGAACCGCAGTTTTAAATGCAAATACAATAGCTAGTCCTAGTGGTCAGGAAGTGACTATGCAGGAGGGAACGGCCACAGCTACTGATTCAATTGCTAGACCAACAGGAATTTCTATGTCAGTTGCAGAGGGTAATGCAAGAACACTTATATGGATTCCAGTTGATCCTGGAGTAGGGACTACTTGGAGTAATGTAAGTATAGGCTCTTCTTCGACTTATACTGATGTTGATACAGGGACAAACTCAGGGTTTACAGAAGTTGACACTGCCGCATAAATTGAATAGTATGTAATAATTTAAGGAATCTAAAATATGGCAAATAGTACATCAGCAAATTTAAAATTAACTGTACAACAAACTGGAGAAAATTCAGGAACTTGGGGTCAGATAACTAATACTAATTTACTTATATTAGAACAAGCAATTGGTGGTTACGATGCACTAAGTGTTGCTTCTTCTCCAACAGCTTTAACTTTTTCAAATGGTGCTTTATCAAATGGTAAAAACCAAGTATTAAAATTAACAGGAACTATATCAGGTAATGTTATTGTAACTATTCCAAATACAATAAAAAAAACTTATATTGTAGATAATGGCACAAGTGGAGCATATACTGTGACTCTTAAATATGTTTCAGGAGGATCTTCTGTTACTTGGTCAGCAACCGATAAAGGTACTAAATTAGTTTATGCAGATGGAACAAATGTCTTAGAAGGAATTAGTTCTGTGGGAGATTTAATTGCAGAAGATGTTACTGCGAATGATTTGACTATTGCTAATATTACAATAAGTGCATCTACTACTACTAATACAATTTCTGCTAGTGGTAATATTACAACAAGTGCAGGTGATATATCTGATAAAAAAGGAGAAATAAGATCGGTTCCCATTAATGCAAAAACATCAGCTTACACATTGATTGCAACAGATCATGGTAAATTTATAAGCACCACTTCCGCAGTAACAGTTCCTCCAAGTGTTTTTACAGCAGGACAAACAGTCACTATTTATAATAATTCAGCATCTAGTTTTGCAATAACTAAAGGAAGTGGTGTAACAATGTATTGGGTTCAAACAGCAGCTAATGCAGATAGAACACTTTCACCACGTGGTGTAGCAACTATATTGTGTGTAGGAACTAATACATTTGTTATTACTGGTGGAACTTTATCATAGGAAAAAACTATGACTCATTATGCTTTATTGGTAGGTGCAGGTAATACTGTTTTTGCTGCGACCTCTTTTGCTACAGTAAGTTCTGGTTCAGGTACTTTTACAGTTCCAGAAGGAGCAAATGCAATTCACATTCAATACGCTGTAGGTGGCGGAGGTGGAGCTGCTGGTGGTGTAAGTTATGATAAAGCTGGTGGAGAATCATCTGGAGCTGGTGGTGGATCGGGTGCTTATATATCTGATAAAATACTTACGGTAACTGAAGGTGAAACAATTACTTATGCAATAGGTGGTGGTGGAGCTCCTGGAAATCAAACATCAAACTTTGGCCAACCTAAAACAGGTAGTGCAGGAACTAATACAACTCTTTCTGGATCAAGTACAGGATCTTTATTTTCATTGGTCGGTGGAGGTGGAGCAAGTGGTACAAATGGAGGAGTTCAAGGTCCTTTAAGAACTAACACAGCAGGAACTGCTGGTGCAGCTACTATTTCAGGTACAGCTATTACTTCAGGGAATTTTACAGATACAAATTATGGTGTTCAAAATGTAACTAGTAATACTTCAGGTCCCGTTGGAACTTTTAATCAATCTGGCAATGGTGCTGTTGGAGGAAACAACGGTAACTGTGGTGGAGACAATTGTCAAATCGCTGGTTCTGATGGTGCTGATTCTTATGCAGGTAATATTGATGGTGGTAATGGAGTTGGAATAGGAGGTCCTGCTGCAACTGTTGGAACAAGAGGTTCTGGTGGTGGTGGAGGTGGAGCTCAAAATGTTGGTAGTACAGGGGAAACAGGATTTGCCGGTGGAGCAGGTGAACTTAAATACAGATTTATTAACGTAACTTAAAATAGTTTTTATGGCAGATATAACTAAATGGTTTGGTTATCCGATATATATAACTAAGTTAGAAAATTTTGAACAGATAAATAAAAAAATAGTACCTATAATCATTAATGATATTACTCCAACCAATTCTCAGTATTCTACAACTACTGATATAAAGCCAAAAGAACTACAATCAATTGATGATAATTTACATTTAGATAAAAGATTTAAAGAATTATATATAGAGTTATCAAAAGTAATAGAAGGTTGTTTGTCAGCCCAAAATTATAATTTAGATTTATTTGAAATATATATAACTAAATCTTGGGCAACTTTATCCGCTAAAGAACAATTTATTTCTTATCATAGACATATGAGTAGTCATTTTAGTTTTGTTTATTATCCACAAGCCGATGACCAAGGAAACTTATTTTTGCTTGATGATGATGCACATAAGGTGGGTTTAAATATTCCTAAAAGAGATCCTTATTTTACAAAATGGGACAATACTAATTATGGTAAATCTGAGTATCCCGCAGAAACAGGTAATATTATTATATTTCCATCTATGATATTTCATGAAAGTGGTAAAAATACAAAAGAAAAACCCCGTATATCTATATCAGGAGACATTATGCTTACTATGAAAGAGGGTGTTAAATCCGAACATAATTTACCCTCACCAAATAGTTGGTTTAAAATATAGAATTTACTATATATTTAGAATACTATATAGTATCTATTAAAATACTTTTAATTATGCTACAAAAACTTAACTTTAAACCTGGTTTTAACAAACAAATTACAGATTCTGGTGCAGAATCTCAATGGGTTGATGGGGATTTTGTAAGATTTAGATATGGACTTCCTGAAAAAATAGGGGGTTGGAGACAACTTACAAATTCTAATAATACCTTACCAGGAGCAGCAAGATCACAACATTCTTTTACAAGTATTGCAGGGGAAAAATATGTAGCAATAGGTACTTCTCAAGGTCTATTTATATATTATGAAGGAGAGTTTTTTGATATTACTCCAATAGATAATGATGTAGTTACTGGAGCAACTTTTACGTCAACATCAGGTTCACCTACTATTACTGTTAATAAGACATCTCATGGTTTACTAGATGGAAGATATGTAACTTTTTCATCCGTCACAGTTCCAACAAATTCGGGATATGCGGTAACAGATTTTACAGATAATACTTTTGAAATCCTTAACAGAACAAATAATACTTTTCAAATTACAATGCCTTCTAATTCATCGGCGGCATCTACTGCAACAGGTTCAGCGCAAATTGATCCATATGTAATTGTGGGTCCAACGTTTGAAACTGCAGGTTTTGGTTGGGGTACATCTACGTTTGGAGGTGCTTCTGGACTTTTAAATACATTAAATGGAACACTTGCGGATAATACTAGTGGTACTTCAGGTTCCAATATAGCTTTAGCTTCTACAGCAGGTTTTCCGACATCAGGAGTAATTAAAATTGGAGCTGAATTTATCTCATACACAGGAGTAGCTGGAAATAATTTAACAGGAATTACAAGAGCAGTTGCTGGGACTAGATCAGCACATAGTTCAGGAGCATCAGTTGAATTTTATACTGCATGGGGGACCGCTTCATTAACATCAACTGTAACTTTGGATCCAGGTTTATGGTCATTGGATAATTTTGGTCAAGTATTAATAGCAACTATTCACAATGGGGAAACATTTACTTGGAATTCAGGAGCTGCAAGTGCAAGAAAAACTAGAGCAGTAATTATGGCTAATGCTCCTACTAAAACTGTATTAACACAAGTTTCAGATAGAGATAGACATTTATTTCATTTTGGAACTGAAACTACTATTGGCAATAGTACAACACAAGATCCAATGTTTATAAGATTTTCTAACCAAGAAGATTTTAATACTTATCAACCTACAGCAACAAACACTGCGGGGACTTTTAGATTAGATAAAGGTAATGAAATTATAGGTGCTGTTTCAGGTAAAGATTATACATTAGTTTTAACAGATACTTCTGCTTATGTTATTCAATACGTAGGCCCACCTTTTACTTTTTCAGTAAGACAAGTAGGAACTAATTGTGGATTAATTGGTCAACATGCTTTGAGTTATTCTAATGGTATTGTATTTTGGATGTCGGGTGAAGGTGGATTTTTTATGTTTGATGGTACTGTAAAAACTATACCATGTTTAGTAGAAGATTTTGTATTTACAACTAATGGAGATAATTTAGGAATTAACCTTAATTCTAACTTATTAATATATGCAGAACATAATACTTTATATAATGAGATTAATTGGTTTTATCCGCAATTTAATTCTGAACAAATAAACAGATGTGTAACATATAACTATGCAGAAAACGTTTGGACTACTTCTTCTTTAGCTAGAAGTTCTTACATAGATCAGGGAGTTTATGAGTTACCTTACGCAACTGAGTACAATAAAACAGAGTTACCTAATTTTCCAATACAAGGAATTACTGCAAAATATGGAGCATCTATTTATTATGAACATGAAAAAGGAACTGATCAGGTTAATAGTTCAGGTACAACTTCTATTGATGCATTTATTCAATCAGGAGATTTTGATATAACTTCAAGCAAAAG